TTTTGTGATAGAATGGTAATTATTTTATAGAATGGAGAAGTGCCAAGTGGACATTGAAGAGATTAATCAGATGTGGGCTCAGGACTGCAAGATCGACGAAGCGAATTTGTTTCGCGAGTCGGCTCGCATTCCTGAGCTTCATAATAAGTACTACAACCTATTCTATAAAGAAATTCTTAGAGTAAAAAAGCTCAAGGCCGATCTCATCGAACTCGAAAAAGCTAAGACTGAATATTATAGTGGAAGCATGGATGAGTTGGAACTCAAAGAGAGAGGATGGAAACCATTCGCTCTAAAGGTTCTTAAGAACGATATGGAACGATACGTTCAGAGCGATCGTGAAGTCATACAACTCAGCCTTAAGATCTCTCTATACGAGGAGAGAGGCAAGTATTATAGTGAGAGTTGAGAGTCTTAATGATGTACACATGAAAGTACTAGCGGACCCAAGCGTTCGCCAAGAAATCATGAACTACTTTTCGTTTCGTCAAGAAGGCTATCAGTTCTCGCCTAAGTTTAAAGCAAGAGTCTGGGACGGCTACATACGCCTCTATCAACCTCTAAGACCAATTCTATACGTAGGTCTGTTACCGTATCTTAAAAAATTTTGCGAAGACCGTGGATATGAGTTAGAAGCTCCAGAAGAGATGATCTCTCCTGAGAAGATTCCTGACGATTACGGTTACGAGATAGCAAAAGAAGTAAACTGCAGACATACTCCTCGTGATTATCAAAACGACTACATCGTCAATGCTATAAGACACAGAAGATCTCTATCTATGTCGCCAACTTCTTCCGGGAAGTCTCTTATCATATATCTAATACAGCAGCACTACTATCAGTGCTTTGGTCATAGAACACTCATCATCGTTCCGACCATCTCTTTGGTCCATCAGATGGCAGGAGACTTTACAGACTACGGCTGCAGTCAAAAACATATATACAAGATTCAGGGTGGTATAGATAAAGAGACGAACGCTCCGATCGTTATCAGTACATGGCAGTCTCTCATTAAACAACCGAAGGAATGGTTCGACCAGTTTAGAGTCGTTCTTGGTGACGAAGCTCACCTCTTTCAGGCAAAGTCTCTGACCACGATTATGGAAAAGCTAACGAATGCTCCGTATCGTCATGGGTTCACGGGTACGATCTCTTCGGACAGTAAAGCTCATCATCTAATCCTAGAGGGCTGCTTTGGTGGCATAAAGAGATATGTAAAGACCAAGGATCTAATCGAAGACGGAACCGTCGCTGAGTTCAAAGTGAAAGCTCTAGTTCTTAAACATCCCGACGAAAAGAAATCAGATTTTCGTAGAGCTATGAACACTATTAAGGTGAAACAAAAGAAGTGGCCTGCCGAAAGAGAGTACCTCATCAATCACGAAAAGAGAAATCTTTTCATTCGAAATCTAGTGTGGTCTCTAAAGGGACAGAACAATCTTATTCTATTCGATCTTGTTGAGAAGCATGGTAAGGTACTAGAGCCTCTGCTTCGCAGAGACGATCGTCAACTACATTTTATATATGGTGGAGTCGATGGCGAGGAAAGAGAAAGGATCCGTCATCTTGTCGAGAACGATCCTGTTAAACAGCACGACATACTCGCATCATACGGTGTCTTTTCCACGGGTGTCAATCTTAAGAGATTGGACAATGTGATCTTTGCTTCTGGATCGAAGTCTGAAGTAAAGGTTCTGCAGTCGATTGGTAGATCGCTCCGTAAAGGAAACGGATCTGACAAAGCTACGCTATACGATATAGCAGACGATCTCTCTATAGGAACGTTTACGAACTATACGTTGAACCACTTTAGACGCCGTATAGAGATCTATTCAGATGAACAGTTTGAGTTTAAGATATACACGATTCCACTCGAATAGTCTGTATATCCACAACTTGCAGAATATTAATTCTGATTATACCAGCATTTTTGAAAATGTCAACTAGTAAAATGCACTTGTAACAAAAATGTTATCAGTCAATAAACGGTTGACATCTAAGGATATTTGGTTTAAATTGATACAAATAAGTAGCGATTGGAAGGACTTTCATGACACAAAAAAGAATTAAGAGAAACTACGTTAATAATAAAGATCTTTTGGCAGCTCTTATTGATTACAAACAGAAGTGCAAGGAAGCTGAGGATCAAGGAGACGAGATACCCAAGGTTCCGAACTACATAGGAGAGTGCATATACCAGATATCGACGAGGTTGGCAACTAAGCCAAACTTCTCTGGGTACTCCTACAAAGAAGACATGATCATGGACGGTATAGAGAACTGTCTCCTATACATTAACAACTTCGATCATACAAAATCTTCCAATCCCTTTGCATACTTTACTCAAGTCATATGGTACGCGTTTCTTCGCAGGATCCAAAAGGAAAAGAAACAGATGTACATTCGCTAAATTGCAATTGTTAATGATACTCACTTTGGCGTGAGAGGCGATAGTCAAGTATTTCTGGATCATCAAGAAAGGTTCTTTCGTGAGATCTTCTTTCCGTATCTAGACGAACATGGCGTGCAAATAGTCTTTGACCTTGGTGATACGTTTGATCGTAGAAAGTATATCAACTACGTTACTCTAAAGAGAGTGAAGCAGTTCTTCTTTAATCAGATGTCGGCTCGAGGTATTGAGTATCATGCAATCGTAGGTAACCATAGCGTCTACTTCACGAATACGAATGAAGTCAACTCCATGGATCTGTTGCTTCAGGAGTACAAGAACTTCCACATATACGAACGAGAGCCAAAGGAGTTGACATTTGGCTCAACTCAGTTTATGATGGTTCCATGGATCACCAAGGACAACCAAGAAGTATGTGTCGACTCGATCGAAAAAACGAGTGCTCAGATACTGCTCGGTCATTTTGAAATCGAAGGTTTTGAAATGATGAAGGGAACCGTCTGCGACCACGGAATGAAGAAGGATGTCTTTACGCGGTTCGAGTCCGTTTATTCGGGCCACTTCCACCATCCTTCAGAGTATAGCAACATCAAGTACCTTGGAGCTCAATACGAGATGACTTGGTCAGACTATGCAGGCCGTCGTGGCTTTCATGTATTCGATACTGAAACAAGAAACCTAGAGTTCGTAGAAAATCCTAACAGAGTGTTTCATAAGATAGAATACGACGATCGTGATATGAACATTGATGATATCGCAAGTATCGACGCGTCTGTCCTAAAGAATACATATGTAAAGGTTGTTGTAAAGCATAGAACGAACTCGTACCTATACGACATGTTCCTAAATAAGATATCGGAGTCTGGAGCAGCTGATGTAAAGTCTGTTGATGACTCTCTGAACCTTGAGTCGTCAGGCGTGGCTGATATACTTGACGAGACGCAGGATACGAAGGACATACTGCATACATATATCGATTCTATAGAAACAAACATTGATAAGAAGAAGATTAAGAGAGTTATTGATGATCTCTATGCAGAGGCACTAAGTATACAATGAATATCCAGTTTAACTCGATACGTTATAAAAACATTCTATCCACCGGGAATGTCTTTACCGACATACCACTCAATAAGAACAGAACCACTCTCGTGAGTGGAACTAACGGTAGCGGAAAGAGTACTATCCTCGATGCAATCACGTTTGCTCTATACGGAAAACCGTTTCGTAAGATCAATAAGCCACAGCTCATCAACACGATCAATACGAAGGATCTCGTCGTAGAAGTTAACTTCACCGTATCCGGCAACGATTATCTCATCCGCCGTGGTATGAAGCCAAACATCTTTGAGATCTATCGTAACGGTGAACTCGTAAATCAAGATGCTGCGGTTCGCGACTATCAAGCATATCTGGAACAGAACATTCTTGGTCTGAACTACAAGTCGTTCAATCAGATCGTTGTCCTTGGCAGCGCAACATACGTACCGTTTATGGAACTGCCTGCGTATCAGCGAAGAGAGATCATTGAGGATCTGCTCGACATTCAAGTGTTTAGTACAATGAACCTCCTTCTTAAGGATCGCGTTAGCTTAAATAAAGAGTCTATCACTGATAATAACTATCAGATCGACCTAATAAAGTCAAAGATCGAGTCTGCAGTGGAACATAACGAGTCCATTCGTAAGATCCGTGAAGGCGAAGTAAATAAGATCCGCGAGCGTATGCAGTATCGAGGACAAGCCTGTAATCAAAAAGAAACTTGAAAAGACGAAGAATATCCGTCAAGAACTCGATACGGTTCTTCGTGGTTATCTCAAGGATCTTAACTTCTATCACGATAATGACAACTGCCCAACCTGCAAGCAGGGCATCGATCATAATTTCAAAGAAACGATTGTGTACGAAAGAAACCAAAAGAAGCGTGAAGCTGAAGATGGTATGGATGGTATTGAAATCAAGATCACAGAACTCGAAGCTCGCATTGAAGAGATCTCTAAAGTCGAAGATGTTATTCAGTCTCATAACCTAAAGATAGGCGAGCATAGAGCTCAGATCAAGATGTCTATGAATGCTCTGAAGTCGTTTAAGAACGATCTCGACGCAGCCGAGAAAGAAGTCGAAGAGGTCGACACGAGCAAGCTGGAAGAGTTCAACAAAACTCTGAAGGATCTACAGAACGATCAGGTCAAACTCTTTGATGAAAGAGAGACCCTTGGCGTCGCTGCAGCGATGCTGAAGGATGGCGGCATCAAGACTCGCATCATTCGTCAGTATATTCCAGTTATGAACAAACTGATTAATAAGTATCTATCAGCGTTCGAACTCTTCGTTGACTTTCACCTTGACGAAAACTTCAACGAAGTCATTAAGTCAAGGTTCCGGGACGCGTTCTCCTATGCTTCCTTCTCTGAAGGCGAGAAGCTTCGTATCTCGTTGTCTATCATGCTATCATGGCGCGCCGTCGCAAAACTACGCAACTCCGTCTCGACAAATCTATTGATACTCGACGAAACGTTAGATGGCGCAATGGATGGTGCTGGTGTGGAGAATTTGATCGACACTTTGCACAATCTGAACAATAACGATAACATCTTCGTTATCTCTCATAGAGGCGATCAGTTTGGAGAAAAGTTTGACTCTAACATCCGTTTTGAAAAAGTAAAGAACTTTAGTCAGATCGCAGCATGAGGTTTCAATGATACATACCATAGAAGATCTTATACTTAAAATAAATGTTATGAAAGATAAAGCTGTTCTTCTTCATCGAGAACGAGTTTGTTTTATATGAAACATAAGGATTGTCATGTCTAATTTTTACACTAGTGTTGAGCGTTATGGAAACAATATTCTGTGGCGTGGTTATGAAAACGGTAAATCTTTTATGCGTCGAGAGCAGTACAAACCGACTCTCTTCCTTCCTAGCAAGGACGGCAAGTACAAGTCTCTGATTGGTGGCCGACCCCTGGGCCCTAGAGTTTGCGACTCAATGGCTGAAGCAAAGGAGTTCATTGAACGCCATAAGGACGTAAGAGGTCTTGAGATCCACGGTAATACGAACTATGTTACACAGTTCATCCAGGAAAAGTATCCGAACAATGTAGAGTTCGATATGAAAAAGATCAACATCTTTTCGTTCGACATCGAGGTTGACATTCGAGACGGATACGCAAAGATTGACGAAGCCGATAAAGAGATCACCTCTATCGCGATCAAGTCTTCTAAGTCTGATACGTACCACCTCCTGGGACGCAAGGATTATGATAAGAGCAAGACTCTGCTTAAGATTGATCCAGAAAACATTCAGTTCATGAAGTTTGACACCGAGAAAGCTCTGCTTCGTCGGTTCATGCAGATCTGGACGAACGACTATCCTGATGTAGTTACCGGCTGGAACGTTGAGTACTTTGACATCATGTACATCGTAACTCGTATCATCGCACTCTTTGGCGAAGAAACGGCAAAGAGTCTTTCTCCATGGAACAGCATTCGTAAGAATACTCGAGAGATCTTTGGTAAACCGCAGTCGACGTATGCCATCGCAGGCATGACCGTTATCGACTATATGGACGCCTTTAAGAAGTTCGGGTATAAGTATGGCCCTCAAGAGTCCTATAAACTCGATCATATCGCTCACGTTATCCTCGGAGAAAAGAAGCTAGACTACTCAGAGTATGGTAACCTTACAGCTCTATACGATCAGAACCCGCAGTTATATCTCGACTATAACCTCAAAGATACATGGCTTATTCAACAGTTCGAAGATGAGACAGCGCTACTCGCTCTCAAGGATCCAAAGGTAGGTATGCATAAGTGGATCGTTTCGTTCGACCTTAACTCGCTGTATCCGCATCTTATGCTTCAGTACAATATGTCGCCCGAAACATATCTGCCCGACGAAAGAGTATATGTAACTCAAGAGATGGTTCTCAACGATGAGTTCACCAATACAAATCCAGACTATTCGGTATCAGCAAACGGTGTCTGCTTTACGAACAAAGTAAGAGGTGTTATTCCTGAGATCATTGACGAGTACTATGGTAACCGTTCTAAGATCAAAAAGGAAATGCTTTCGGTAGAACAGGCGATGGAGAACGAAAAGGATCCAGAAAAGAAGAAGGATCTGAAGCGACAGATGACTCAGTTGCACAACTCGCAGATGGCTATCAAGATTGCTATGAACTCTCTATACGGTGCAACCGCGAACGTCTACTTCCTCTACTATATTGGAGAGATGGCAGAAGCAATCACCACTGGTGGTCAGCTGTCCATTCGATACGCTCAGAAGTCTGTGAACAACTACCTCAACAAAGTCCTGAAGACTAAAGACGAAGACTATATCGTCTACATCGACACCGACTCCATCTATGTTAACTTTGGTCCTTTGGTAAAGGAAGTGTTTGGTACCACAGACATCGATCGTAAGACTGGCGAAGAGTTCCTCGACAAAGCATGCCGAGAAAAGATCGAAGCGGTAATTGCTGCTGGGTATGAAAAACTTGCTCATAAGATGGGTGCTTATCGCCAAGCGATGGTAATGAAGCGAGAAAAGATCACAGATAAGTCTGTGTTTGTCGCAAAGAAGCGTTACATCCTTAATGCTCTAAACTCTGAAGGTGTTCACTTCGCAAAGCCGAAGATCAGCGTAACCGGCATCGAGTCCGTTCGTTCGTCAACTCCTGAAGTCTGTCGTGAAAAGATGAAGAAGGCCTTCGATGTTATCATGAACGGTACTGAAGCTGATGTTCAGAAGTTCATCGAAGACTTCCGTCAAGAGTTCTATAAACTACCGGCTGAAGATATCGCAAAGATCTCTGGGACCGACGACATTGAAAAGTACATGGTTGGAGAAACATATAAGAGAGGTTGCCCTATGCACGTTCGTGGTTGCATCCTATACAACAAGGCTCTGAAGAGCAAAAAGTTGGAGAACAAGTTTCAACTAATCCAGGGCGGAGATAAGATCAAGTTCGTCTATCTCGACGTTCCAAACCCTATCCGCGAAAACATGATCTCGTTCCCTAACGTGTTGCCAAAAGAACTCGGCTTGGATCAATACATTGACTACAAGACGCAGTTCGAAAAGGTATTCTTGAGCCCTATTGAGAATATCCTTGAAGCGATCGGTTGGAGTTCCACGAAGATTGCAACTCTTGAGGAGTTCTTTATGTGATTGACATTTTTGTCGAATCAGTTTATATTATAATTAAGAAACAGTCCGCATGATAAGGTACAGATCAAAATGGAAGACTTTCTTAGCTTAATATTTATGCTAGCCGCGGCTGGCACTGTGCTAGGTGTTGTTTTCGGCGTAGTTGCGTCGTTTATTCGAATTGGAGTTTTGCTAGCTCCTATTATCGTTGGTATTTCGTTAGCAATACTATTCTATCAACTGAACGACTACGATATCGATTTTAATGAGCGTGCAGACCAAATCATCGACCTTTTGAAAAACATAGATATTCCTAGTCTGCCTGAAACGAACTAAGTAAAGGGTTGACGTTATAATTGTGAGGAGAAAACATGGATCCTAAGACTAGACAAGAAAGACTACAGTATCTGAGAAAGCGTCATGCCGCTGTGCATGACACGATCGAGGCTCTTGAAGGAGAGAAAGCACCAGAAGAATCTATTCTTCATCAGAAAAAAATTAAACTTTCTATCAAAGACGAGATCACTGCCATCGAGGCATCTCTTAAATCCGAAGGAGTTAAATATGTCAGCTGACATGGTACACGATATGTATATGATGCACAATAAGTTTGGCGTGCACGAGTGGTTCGAAAAGAACAAGAACGATAAAGATCTTATGGATAAGTATCTTGAGTTCCGTCTCTCCATGTGTAAGGAAGAACTCGATGAAACTATGGCAGCATACGCGACTAAGAACCCAGAAGAAATCGTTGACGGTCTTATCGACCTCGTCGTCTTTGCTCTCGGTACTCTCGACGTGTTTGGTGTCGACACTAAGGCTGCCTGGGATAAGGTATACGAAGCAAACATGGCTAAATCTCCTGGTGTAAAAGCTGGTCGCCCGAATCCATGGGGGCTCCCAGATTTGATTAAACCAGAAGGATGGGTTGCTCCTTCTCACGAAGATAATCATGGGTTTCTTCCTGAAGTTCTAAAATAATGGTTGACATCTCCTCCCGAATCAGATATTCTGTATCTGTAACGAGAGGAGATACTCATGACTGTCTATACCTTCGACGAACAGATCGTTTCCGACCTCCACAAGGACGCTCGCGGTTACCGTCCAACCGTGTACTTCTGGGAAGAGTGGAACAGTAGCAATGACTTTGATCGTCAAGCTATCTGGGACGGTTTGCTGCGTGAACTTGCAGCAGAGAATGCCCGTCAACAGGACGCTTATGCTCGTGCGGAGATTGACTTCCACCAGCGTGTGCAAGGCACCATGTTGGCAGGCGCACAGGACGAGCTGACCGCTATCCGTTGGATCCTTGAAGCAGAAGGTCTTACCAAGACGGATCTGTCTTACGGTTCGGACTATGTGGCTTGGCACTTCGGAATGCCCTACAAAGGTCAGTTTGACCAGCAGATCCAGACTGTAATCGATGCTCTGACCAAAGAAGTAGAAGTAGCATGACACCGCAGGAAATCTTCGAATACAAACAGAAATGGATGCAAGCCGAGAATAATGCGGTTCGCATCCATAGTGATTTACGGCTATCAGCAAAGGACTTCTGTAGATCTAACTTTGAAAAGCAAAGATGGTCTCAAAAGGAATACACTGCGGTATATGAAGATACCTTCTTTTTCGAGAGTTCAAACGACGCAGACATTTTTCGTATTCATTTCAAAAAGTGGTTGACATTCGTTTAGAATCAGTATATTCTAGATCTGTAAGGAACGAAAGGAACCTCCTATGACCAAGACTGATATCGCTCGACTCGTCTCTGCATTCGCTGCCAACGGCGGTGAGGTGAAAGTTATCGCTCCGTCTCGCAAAAGGTTCAAGACCTGGCGTGGTAAGTCGGGCGCCTGGGCCAAGGGCGCGAAAAAAGTTGGTCTTCAGGACCGTAACTTTGCTTCGTGACTATTGACATTCGTTTAGAATCAGTATATCCTGATAATAGGAAAGAAAAGGAAATCCTATGACTCGCACTAATCGTACCTCCGCTTATCGTTTCACCGTTCGCATGGTCGACGGTAAAGTCGCTCCTGAGGACCAAGCCGCTGTTGACGGTCTGCGTACCGTCGTCAAGCTCGGCAACTCCGCCTTTGACACTCATCAGTACGTCAAGTTGCAGGGTCGCGGTCCTCGCCACACTCGTCGCTATCATCAGTCGCTGCCTCTGTCGATGGCAGTCTCCGCTGATGTCTATGTCTA